TATCAATTTAATAAGGATGGTTCAATATATGCTAGGGAAAATGCTTATTATTATTGGTCAAAACCATTAGATTCATCAGAAGCAATTATAGTTACTGGCACAAAACTTAATATTCATGTATGCCACGGAGAGTATTTCCTTAGAGGTGAAGGGTGTATGTGTGATTGGGATGGTTTCGAAGGAAACCTAGAGGAGTTTGATGATTACGCCTGCAGTTACCCAGACGAAGATGATTACGCCTGCTCTTACCTAGACGAAGATGAATACTGCAATCGTCTGCACCAATATGATTATCATGATACGTGCTACTGATTTGTAAATCATCTATAATAATGTTCAATATCAAAAGTTCTATCCTCTTTTCGTAACTTTATAAAAGGTATATCCTTTGTTGTAGGGTCATATAAAATAGTATCCCTTACACACGAAGAATGATCAGCCTTTTTAGAACAAGCCGCGTGAATTTTCATCATAGAAAAAGTTGCATTGTATAAAAGTATATTAGGTTTTTTTTCTTTTTTCTGTATGATATATTGTAAACATGCTTGTGCAGTTAAATATACATCCGTAGGGTCTTCACTGTATTCTGAAAATACAGTAGGTGTTTGTAAAAGCATCTTTTTATAAGGAATAAAACCCATTGTTATAGCTTTTTCGTATTCTTCTAACCATTCTTTTATGAAGGGACTTTGTTTGGGTGCCATAATAAACCAATTATCTATATATGATATATCATTTGGATAAAATCCTGTAAACATCGATTTTTGTTTACGTGTTTCTTGATATATATCATCTAAAGCACGTACATCATTTATAATAATTCCTGCATCTAGCCATACACCACCTCTTTCATATACAATAGCTAAACGTATCCAATCGGCTCTATGGGGCGCTGATAATCTCCAGAAATTAGGAGGTAATTGTCTATCAATATACTGCTGAAATGTATCATCTGTTATAAAATTTCTTTCCCATCCTATCATTGTATCTTCCCTATTCTCCAATATATCTCGTATAATTTTAGGAGGTCTATTTGTATCCCAATGCGTCCATGTAATCTTCGGAAGTATATATTCAGACTGAAAGCCATCTGTTTTTTCTCTATATAGATATAGAATACATACAATACATAGAATAAATAGGATGACTCCTAGAATAAGAAGCATCTCTCTACTCCCACTTAGAAAAAGTTGGCATAGTATAACTAATGAAACCTGCTCTCTTAACTGAAACATTTAAAGATGGGATATGGTCATCTACATTTCAGCATATAGAATCCATTCAAAGTCTAGTAAAAGATTTATCACAAGATGATTTTTTAACTCTTATACGACTTTCATGTTCTGCCCTTACACATTTACATACATCTGCAAGTAGCTTGAAGTACAAAGAGGCATTAGCAATCGAAATAGATGCGCATTCGAAGCGTATGATGGAATCACATACAAAAGAAAAAGAAGCCTATACTTCCCAACATACTATTGAGCTTATACAACTCAAGGCTACAATAGAAGAGCTTCAAATACAAAATAAGAGTTTGAAAACTCAATATATGGATTTACATACTGTGAATGAAGAAACATTTCGTTCTGCTATTTCTACACTGAAAAGAGAAAAGGATGAACAATATACAAAAGAGATAGAAAGAATGCGTGAAGATATGAAAGAAAGAGTTAATGAACTACAAAAAATATATTCTGAATCATCCCAAAAGGTAAAAAAAGAAACATGTGTTTCCTCTGAGATTGGAAAAAAAGGAGAAAAAGAGTTTGAAGAATTAGTTGCAGAGTATACTGACTGGGGAACTCTTACAAATACATCAAAAACACCACATAATGCTGATTGGGCATGTATGATTCGTAAAGTAAATACACTCTTTGAAATTAAGAACTATTCATCCAATGTGCCGATGCGTGAGATTACAAAATTTGAAGATGACATGAAATTACATAGTGATGTTCCTTTTGGAGTATTTATATCGATGAATACAGAAATTACTGGGAAACGTTTTCATAAAAGTATCGTTATTGATTGGACATCTGAAGCACAAATGCTTATTTATATTTCTTGTTTTCGTGAACAAGATATGAAAGCAATATTTATGTTTTTAGATATATGTGTTGATATTGCATATAGATGTTATCGTTTGGTAAAAGATAGACCAGACGATAGCGATACATGTATTATACTTCAACGAAAAATACAAGGAATACAAACGTTGGTAGAAAAAGAATTAATTAGCTTAGCAACATGGGTGCGTGATACAAAAGCAGAACATCGTGTTGCAATGGACGTATTAGAAAAACAACATATTATTACGTTAGGAAGAATTTCTCATACAAAAACAAGTCTTCTGAATATATTAGAATTAATGGGGACTGATACAAGTACGAATATTATAGATGTGAATGGTGTTGTTACTGAGGATTATGTTACTGCTCCTGAACCTGCTCCTGCTTCTGCTTCTCTTGCATCACCAGCAGAAAAAGTTCAAAAAAAGAAGAATAAACTTAAGGTACCTCCTTAATATACTTCTGTGAACGCACATTCTTTACAAAGGGTAACGTATCTAACTTTTCGATTATTCTTTCACAAAGGCGCATTAATCCTTTCTTATATCCAGTTGTAAAATTGGCCTCGATGTACTGTCTATTCAATGGATTTGTATAAAGTATACATTTATTTATAAGAATCGTACGGAAATTCTTATTATATTGAATACACATATCTGCACCACCGTGTAAAATTTTACGAAATAATATTATAATATTTTGATAATGGTTTTTCTGTATGGGGCGCTGTAAGTCGCACTCGCATATCCTGAAGTGAGTACATGAGCACTGACTATGTCTAGATATCTTGTGTAAGTATGATATAAGTATACTTGATTCAATAAGGATAGCATGAGCAATTTTATGTTCAATGGATATACGAGTGGCAATCCTTTTTTCAATAACTCTCGATGGATAAAATATATCATTTGCTAATAGACGTGATTGTATATCCAACATAGGATAGAGTACATATTGAATAACATCCATTGGAACATCAGATAAACTCGTCATAGTATGGGTTACGCATATATAATCGTTGCATTATTTCAATTTTTACCTTATGAACGTATCTGTTGAGCACGTTGTGTTGCTGCTATTACAGCCCTCTTTTGAGTAATTTTACTTTTTATATCATGCTTATTACCAAATTCTGCTACTTTTGCTTCTGGAAGCCCTAGGTATTCGCGTGATACATATGCAAATGTTTTACTGTCTTCTAGAATCCATTTTCTTAGATTTTCTACTGTTAAAAGGGTATGGGGATCAATACCTTTCGCTGTAAGCTCTGCCAACTTCTTCTGTTCTTGTTCCTTTTGCCATTTTTTCAAATCCTTTGAATCAGAATGTTGCTCTTGAAGTATTACTTTTTTTGAAACAACTCGAAGATGTCTTAATTCTTCTGCTTGGACACCTCCTTGGACATCTCCTTGGACTTCTGCTTGGACTTTTGCTTGGACATCTCCTTGGACTTTTGCTTGGACATCTCCTTGGACTTCTGCTTGGACTTCTGCTTGGACACCTCCTTGGACTTCTGCTTGGACACCTCCTTGGACTTCTGCTTGGACACCTCCTTGGACACTACTAGATAAAAAAACACCTTTAGTACCAAACAGTGTATGTAATTCATCATATTCCTCTTTCATCATCCTCATAAGTTCACTATATATTTTCATATATGAATGTTGGGTTCTAATTAATTGTAAAGATGCTTGCAGTGACATTCTATATGTCAGTGTAAGTATAGTTTATACCACTTACGATATATTTGAAAACTCATTCTTTGCCTCTAACGCAAAAGGAATAATATAAGCTGCCACTCCTCCTAGAGCAGCTACCATATGAACAGGCGTTCCCTTTAATAACATTGATACAATAGAAACTAAAACAGTAAGTAGTGCATTCCCAAACAGGATACGTGACCCACCTGATTCTGTATAATCTTTCAACAAATCAACAATTGTATTGTTTCCACGCTCCATTGTATTTACAACACCATAATACATAAGTAAATCATGAAGCATTTGTGTAAGTGCTGTAATACCTGTAAAATAAAGAGGATTCCAATCATGCTGTAAAAATATGAATTCAGAATATATATATCGTGCTATACCTATAACAACCGTCATCATGAGTACATACGCAACGAGACTTAGTAACTTAAATCGGTTAAATAACAAATTTAAATTCTTACCAAAGACTTCTGGAAAAGCTCTTGTAACAATAAGCAAACCAACTACTCCAATAAGAGATGCCACAGCAATATACGCAAGGTCGGTCGGTTCATCATATTCAGAAATATCAGCTAAATCACTCTTTCTCTTTTTAGGCTCAGGTACCTTTACATTATTTTCTTGTGAAGGAGGTGTATAAGGAATATCAGGTGCTTGGATTTTACGTACTTGGTTTTGTGGTTGTGTACGCTCTTGGACATTTGGTTGTTGAACAACTTGTTGAGATGGAAGTTCCACCATACCGGGTAATCCGGAAGGTTGGGATACCGACATTGGTTCATATACAGCCCACTGCATCCCCTCTATGTACAAGAGGGTTCTTTTGAAATGTCCAAATGTGTAAAAAAGATAACAATACAGATGTGACCTTTACATAATCTGCGCTTGAATATTATTTATATAACGAATGGATGTTGGGCTTCCTATAAATTCTAGTATATCTGAACTATTTACGCTGTTTAGAGAACTATAATATCTCCTCAAATGTGAGCGAAATATACTTACATCTATATTTGTATTTGTGCATGGTAAAGCATTTAATGGAAACCACTGAATTAAATCAATCTCTACTGTATCATGAATGGATAGTTCTACGTCTGAATCTATGTGAAATACGTAATACTCTCCTCCTTTCATTTTATAATATGAAGAATACGTGCTTGGCGCATGTATACCCGTTTCCTCCATAAGTTCTCTTTTTGCACAGTCCAATGATGACTCTGTTTTATGCTTGTGTCCTTTCGGAAAAGACCATTTATTACTTCCTCTCCCCCTAACTAAAAGAACATTCCCATTTGAATCTAAACAAATACATCCAAATACCTGCATATATCCTGGTTTATAGATACGAAAAGCAGATGGTGTAGCGTATTTCATGGTAAGGTTACATTCAACTGTAGCGAGTAAAAAATCACTTTTTAGAAAATAATATATGTACTCTTAGTTAAATGTCAGTTAGCTTTGGTTCTACAACTACAGGTACAACATATGGTGCGAGTAATTATAATAGGTCACGTGGCCAGGTAGCACCATATACAATAGGCCCAGGGCCAAACAGTGTGCAGTTCTTTAAACCACGTGGAACTCCATCCGGTCCATCAAATGTATCAAGTCTTGCAGCAGGGATAAGTGCATTATCCCTTGGAACCACTGGAACAAAAGGAGGTTCTTATACTAAAAAATATAAAAAACAATCTATGCGTAATAAAACTCGTAAAACTCATAAAAGTCGTACACGTACCGTGAAGTATCACACTTAATTACACTACCCCTTTGGGGCAGTACTAATATTTATTCATACATACGATGAATTATTTGTTAGACATTAAAATATAATCGGCGATCTAACCGATACACTAGCTTATTGCGGCTCTTGTTCATCAATTAAACAATGTATTTTATCGAGTGTAGGAGGAAAACAGTGTTCCTGCCAACACTTTGTTGAACGACAATGTTCAGGTGGAAGTAATCCTAAACGACAGGCATCTCCTTTAAAGAAGAAACCTTTATGATGAATATATATCTTATTTACATTACAACATGTTGCGCTACCACATCCGCATACAGCTGTTTCATATCCTGTGAGCGTATCCCCTGTAAGTTCTGTAATTCGCTTTGTTATTAGTTTTTCATTCATGCTATGTTTTCCTGTACGAGAATCAAGGGAATATCCATATCGACAATTTCCAGAATTATATACCCAGTAAGGTCGCTGTACTTCTGCACGCCATACGTCCCATAATCCCTTAAAACATGCTACCTTTATACCATATCCTTTACGAATAAGATTCATTGATTCAATAAATGATATCTCAACATCTGTAACCCTTGGTGCAAGGTATTCCTTATATCCAAGTTTTACAAAATGTTGTAAACGAAATTTAGTCCAAGCCTCATACCAAGATTTAGAATGTATATCATGAGATACAGTTGATAAGCCATTCAGAGACTCTGCCTCGGTTCCCTTAAACCAAGGAAATACAAAGTGTAATATTGTATCAAAGGGAGGGTTTAATGTAAGGGGGGATGGATCTGTTGATATTACTGCTATACATTGGGGTTGTAGGCATTCATCTACGTGAATTGGGTTTGTGTAAATAGTATTATATAAATCATCCATATTTGTGTGGTATACGCAGTATTTTATATGTTAAAAAATCATTTTTATCATTATTATAGCATGTATGGGTGAAGGTGAAGTATCACATTTCATTACACTACCCCAAAGGGGGCAGTTTGATACATTCATAACACTGCCGTTAATTATATAATTTAATTGCACTGAAATTAAATTAAATAATAAGTGGTATATCACTTCACAGGCCTAAATCGATGATACTC